GAACTCTCTGATTTCGTGCTCGTAACCCATAGATGTTAAATCTCCACTATGTACCAATAAATCACCTCCCGGTAAATCTCCGGTTATTTGTTTGTGTTTGTTGTGTGTATCCGACAAAAGTGTCACTCTCATAATTTCTATTTTTTTTACAAAGATAATAAAAAATATTATATTTCCATAACATTTGTTATAATTTCCCCAACTTCATAATATCCTGTTAATGATTCAAAATTTGGAGGACATACTTCACCATTCTGAAATTCAATTTCATAATGTCTGTTTTCCTCAGGTGTATATTCAACCATACCCTTTTTCAAAGCTTCATATTTATTTTCAGCATCAACCTTAAATAATTTTAAGTCATTTTCATACATACTTAAAATTCCTACAACATAGTTTTTCTTAACTTTATATTTTAACGGCCATTTTTTGGCTTTGAATCTTGTAGAATCTCCTTTGGTGTTTTCAGTCATTTTTTTCTTTGTCTTCTTCTTTTTTATTATCCGTGTGATTTTTATTCATATAATCAATCCCCTCAACCCATAGGATTATCACCGCTGAGAATGCTAATCCAAACACTATTGTTAATATTGTTTCAGTACTCATTACACTCCGTGTTTTTTAATTCTTAATTCTTTATATCGTTCCTCGTCCCCTGAATTATCATAACCCCAAGTTAATACATATTCAAGAGTAATTAACTCTCTATATTCCTCATTGGTTAAGTTACCTCGTAATTCTTCAACAACTTTATCATATATCAAATCAAAGTCTTTATTTTCTAATCCCACCATTTTTCAATTTCCGACTCCATTATTTTGAATAACAATTTTCTTGCTCTGTCGTGGTTTATATGACCAATATTCATCGCAATTCTTTGTTTTTTATCAGTACTAACGTTATCGTGGTCTTCTAACGAAAAAATACCTTCACCATTTATTACTCTTTTGTAAATTAATGGGTATTTCTTGAAGTAATCATCAAAATTCTCTTCTAATGTTCTTGATTCCCAAGATGATAATCTTTCGTCTCCCGGAACTGGTTCAAACCAATGTTTAGTTTTATGATAATCTGAGTATTCTGACGAATAAAACTCATCTTGAACTAACCCCATCAGTTTTACACACAATCTCATTCGTTTCGCATCTAATTGTGCTCGGGTATGTCTATCATTATTACCAATATAATCGGCTTGTGATGATAATTTATGTTTCATTATCTCAAAGATGTAATGACTATCCCAATTTCGGTCTTTCCATATGATTGGAAACCAATAAATTAGGTTTTTTACACCTGTTCTAAACATTTTATGATAATATTTACCTTCGTGATTCCACCATAATGGAATAAATCGTAATTTTCTTATAATCCAAGGTTTTTTGGCTCTTTCATCAGCCCATTGTTCGAATATGTCTTTTTTTGGTTCCATTTTTAATATTTTCTACAAAGATAATACTTTCTCTCTCTGCAACAAACAATTTTCAAGAAAATTTTTGTCAAAAGTTATTTTCAGGTCTTCAGTCATATCAAACTCCCATTTATTTATAAAATTATTAAATAAATTAATGCTACCTTCGATATGTTTATTAGTTTGGGAGGATAATAACACTTTATTTACCCAATTAAACTCCTGATGAATCTGAAAAACGTCCATTATTACTTTTTACCCATATTTTTAGTCATATTCTCAAATTGTTTCATCATTTCTCCCATATCTGGAATATTACCAAATGGATTTGGTGATTTTGGACTAACCATACCACCCGGGAAACCTGTTTTCATCTCAGTAAATGATTTAAATAGGGTTCTACCATATTTATCCCACCATTTATAGATTAATACTAACGTGATTATCTGTAAAACCACAAAAATTGTTAAAATAATACTTAAATACATAATTTTTTTCTTTAATAATAAATAATGGATTTATATAAATCAAATACTCAATTGAAAATACGGGGTTTGTAACCTATATTTACTAATATGAAGAAAGCATTTGAATTTTTTATCAATAATATCCTGAGAAACGACCTTGATTTACTATTTGGAGTTGATAGTGTTATTGTCGTTAATTTTATTAAATATTCTACTAATAATAAATCGTTCACGGTTGATTGTAAATTACTTACAACTGACCCTGAATTATGTGTAGAGTCATTTCCGGTAGGAATGGAACATTTGGTCTTAGAAAGTTGGAAATATATGGGATATGCTGAAAATATTAATTTAACATCAACAATTGACCTTAAATAAATAAGTGTAAATCATTCTGAATTAATCCTTCATTAACAAAATTATCAAACACGTCTTCAACGACCTCCGAAAAATGTTTTTTAGGGTCATTATTTCTAAGTTTAGTTACTTCATCTGAGAATTCTTTAAATACTCCTGAAAGGTGAGCGAAATAGTACATTTCCTCAACGTGTTCTTCGTTTGACATATGATTATGATGGGTTTAAGGGGTTGATTATTAATTATAATTATAATAATAATCCGTTTTTTAATCAACAAGGTTTGATTTTTATTTTTAATAATCCTATAATTACCAAAAACATTTAATTTTATGAAAAAAGTAGAAACAACAAGTAAAGTAAAAGTACATTACACAGGAAGATTAGAAGATGGAACAGTTTTCGACACATCAATTGCGGAAGGTCGTGAGCCGTTAGAAGTTGAGTTAGGTTTAGGTCAACTTATTAAAGGATTTGAGGCGGGGTTAATTGATATGTCTGAAGGTGATAAAAAAACAATTGAGATTTCAGTAGAAGACGCTTACGGAGAATCAAACCCTGAATTTATTAGCGAAATACCAAAAACCAACGTACCTGAAGGGATTCAAGTAGGTGAGTCATTACAAGGTATGGGACCTCAAGGACCAATTAACGTTCAAGTTATTGAGGTAAATGAAGAAACTGTTACTTTAGATGCAAACCACCCATTGGCAGGTAAAAATCTTATATTTGATTTAGAAGTAGTTAGTATCTCGTAATGAGATATTAACTTTTTTTTTGTTAATAAAGTTGTTTGTTTAATTTTTTATCTATACATTTGTTGAAACATTAAAACTTAAAATTATGAATGAAAAATTAAAGAAGTTGAAAGAAAAAGTTGCACCAATTTTTAAGAGTGTAACAATTTATGGAATTATTTTGTGTTCTGTCGTTGCGGCGTTCTTTGTGGGGGTTTTTTATAACCAAATGACCAATAAAAACAAAGGTTCAAAGGTTCAAGTGAGAACAATTGTTAAGTCAGAAGTCAATTTAGCCATCGACGAAAACAATCATTTAATCGTCATTGACAAAAAAACAGGTAATTATAGTATATACCAAGATTCTATTGGAAAAACTATTTTTAAACTATACGCCAAAAATGTATGGGGTCAAAACAACACCGTTACGACATCAACTATAAAATAAAAAACTATGAAAATACGTGGAATAATCTTATTTACGACATTACTTTTGTCGATAATTGTGTTAACAACTTCGTTCAAAATTATAAACAATAAAGTAGAAAAAAATCCAAGTATTGAACTTTCTAAATTGGGGAACTCAGATTTGAGTTCCCCAACTCCTTTAAAGATGTATGAGTTAATTGAGTATTATTCAGATATCTACGAAATACCAAAACATATTGCATTTAATGTGGCTTATTTAGAAACAAGATACAAGGGACCTTTTGATTGGAAATACAAACCGGGACAAACGTCTTATGCCGGAGCTGTAGGTCCAATGCAAATTATGCCGGCAACGGCAAATTATGTTCACAAACAAAAAATTTCAAAAAATAATCTGAAAAATAATATTGAACTTAATATACGAACTAGTATGAAATTACTTCATCAGTTACATAATAGATATGGTAATTGGAAATTAGTTTGTGGTTATTACAACACCGGGAGACCAATTGTTAATGGATACGCATCGTTCTGTGTTAACAATAAAAACTATCGGAAAAATTGGGTATATATAAAGGGTGTATGATTATTCATACATCCTTTTTTCGTCATAAGGGTGTTTTTTTTCATATCTTTTCATTATCGAACCCGATAAAGCATTTGCCTCATCCTCGTTTTTACCACCAATATCTTGACCCTTAGAACGTTTTAAAATAGTTGTTTGATATTCGTGTACCCATTCGTGAGCAAGTGTTCTCAAAATGTCTCTATTCATTCTATTTTTAGATAAAATTAATAATTCATTTTTAACATTTCTTTGACCTGTGGTCATATTCCCAACCCTATCTCCAACAAACTTAATTGTCACATTATATTTTAAAGGATATAGTTTTTGTAGATATTTTATAAAATTATTATAAAATTCATAGTTTTCTTCCGGAACATCAGAATCAATATGTTTAATTGTAACTTTCATATTTATAAATATATTAAAGTTTGTTAGTATTTATAATAAAAGAAAAATTCATATGTCTAAAAAATTTATAATTTCCGAAGAAGAAAAAAGTCAAATAAAAGGATTATATAATCTGAATGAACAAGCCGGAGACATCCTTCAAGGATTTGCGGACTCAATTCTTAAAATGTTAGACTCAGATTTTAAAAACAATAATCAGGATAACACTATATTATCAAACAAAACAACATCCGATGATGATTTTTATAAATCCATTTTAAAATGTTTAGGTGCTGAACCAACTAAAAGTAATATGTTATTTATGTATGCTTGGAGACAAGCTGAAGGTGGAGGAGCAAAAAATAATCCATTCAATACTACTCAAAAAATGGAAGGTGCAACCAATTATAATAAAATTGGTGTGAAAAACTATAGAACACCTGAAGATGGTATACAAGCAACGTGTAAAACATTAACAAATGGTAGAAACAAATATGGATACGATAAAATTATTGACGGATTAAAAAATGATGTTGGATTATCTAAACTATCCGACGCTGTTGTTAGTTCAAAATGGGGAACTAAAGATTTGTTAACTAGAATAACCAAAGACTACATTGCGGGAATATCCCCAAAACCTAAAGATATTGCTTAAACCAACAAAACCGACGTAATGTCGGTTTTTTTATTGAATTAAGTTAAGTAACACATAACTTAATTTATATCCTGCAAATGCACCCAATGCCGATGGTATCGGGAACACAATTAATTTACCCAAGTCGGTAACATATTTTGGTCTGTTCACAATCTTACCCATAAAGAAGTAATATATTAGATACCCCATTAATACCGCAATATCTGTCCGTGTTGCAATAAAAACTACTAATGTGGCTCCCAAGAACCCAAAGGTAAAATTGTCTCTTACACCCTCCCAAACTTCTTTATTTGAGGCGGTTTTATACTCCCTGACTATTTTTCTTATTTTTACCTTATTTTTTCTAAAGTAATTATTTTTTTCCAATTTCATATTTTGTTTTTCCATCTAATGATTCCGCCTCAAATCTATCTTTATTTAGGAATGTTAGTTCTAATTGGATACTAGCAACTAATAATTCCTCCACTTCGTCCCAAGTTATTAACTCCTTCACCCATAAAGTATGGAGAGTTCTCATTATTTCAAATTCTGTTGCTGGTTGTATCATTTTATTGTTAGTTTATCTTTACCTTCATATAAGGTTGATATGTTAATTTTTCTCTCATCAATTTCTAAAAGACCATTCTCTTCTAAAAATTCTAATTTAACTTGTTTGTTTAATTCCAATAAATTCATTTCATCCAACTTTGTTGTTGTGAATTGTTCTCCTGTTGTTTCACACAGATAATGGTGGTGAATCACATTGTATGTCTTACCTTTATAATCCATTGTGGATGGTTCAGACATTAATTTCATTTCTTTTCCGGTTAATGGACTTTTCATTTTTTAATTAGATAAAGGTGCTTTAATTGTTGGATGTGATTGATAATCGTCCATATAAAAATCCTCAGGTTGTAATTTAAAAACCAATTCATCAAATGTTGTATGAGGAATTTCATCTATTGCTGGACAATTAAATGTTGGTAATGAGAAAGGTTCTCTTGTTCTTGTCGGTACATCACCACACATTTCTAAAAATTCTAATATCTTATCATCATCATTTTGTGAATGACCATAATCCAATAAACCATTATACCCAAGTACGTCAATACCGTAATTAGTTCTTTCTTCTAATGTCATTTCTCTACCAATCTGTTCTTTAGCTTGTTCGATATGATTTGAATATAAATGAACATCTCCTAAATTACCAATCAACTGGTCAGGAACCATATTTACTTCTTTTGCAATGATTTCCAATAACAATCCATAACTCGCAATGTTGAATGGTAAACCTAAGAATGTATCTACTGAACGTTGATTCCACATTAAAGAGATTGCTCTTGTTGGGATATTTAATTCATTTAATACTTCAGATGTTATCCTTTTATCTGGAGTCCAATCAAACTTTCTTTCATTTTTTAAAATGAAAATTTCAAATCTTTGGTCATAACTCAACTCTCTTGTATAAACTTGAAATCCATAATGACAAGGTGGAAGTACGCATTGGTCTAATTCTCCAACATTCCAAGCTGATACAAGAAGTCTCCTAGAATCTGGGTTTATTTTAAGGTCTTGGATTAGGTTTGCGATTTGGTCTATTTGAGTGTTTCCCCCCACATAATCTTTAACGTGCCATTGTTTCCAACTTCTCCATTGTGACCCGTAAATTGGACCTAATTCACCCCACTTTTTAGCAAACTCATCATCAGTTTTGATTTTGTCGATGAATTCTTCTTGTGTTAAAATAGGTTTATTATCAATATATTCAATCATTGGTTCCCAATGTTTTACATAATTCTTGTAAGCATCACCATCCCAAATGTGACAATTATTATCAACCAAAAACTTAATATTTGTATCACCTCGTAAGAACCAAAGAAGTTCTGTTACGATTGTTTTAAATGGCATCTTCTTTGTAGTAAGTAAAGGAAAACCATCCTTCATATTGTGACGTATCTGTCTTCCGAATACTGAGATTGTTCCTGTACCTGTTCTGTCTTGTTTTGTTGCTCCGTTGTTAAGAATGTCTTGGAGTAAGTCCTGATATTGTTTATCTAATGTGTTCATGCACTTATTTCTTTGTTTAGGGTGTCTCCACTTTCCGTAGTTAGACCATTTATTCATTTTTATTTTGTTTTGATATGTAAAAATAAAGAGCAGTTATTGCGTTACCCCACTCTTTATACAATTCACTATTTGTATTCATCTCATTATAGAATTCTTCTTTTGTTAGAAGTTCTCCCGGATTAGGTGGTTGACAAGAATTATCCTTACTATATGTTCCGTTTTGAAACATTGGATGCAACCATCGAACGGTCGCCATACTATGTTCTGTTTCATAACATTCATATATTTGGTCCAAGGTCTCAACCATATTGGGGTCGTAATTATTCATCATACCAATTTTTAAATTCTTTATCTTGTAATATAAAACTTCTGATATCTGTAGGGTTAAGATAGTCATAATTTGTTACCACCGATAATTCAACATCATTCCAAGGAGTTAATAACTCATCAATATACCTTAACTCTTTCCTTAACATTAATGATAATCCAAAGTCCGGAGGTGTTGATGGTGTTTGAAATATTTTACAATACTTTTCACCCTCATTAATTTCTTTCCATTTTCCTTTAGGTATTGATATAAGTTTATCCTCTCTTATTAGGTAGTGTTCTCCGGAACTCAAATTAATTTTATCGGTTTCAAGTATCACTCTATTCTCCATCCCACTCTTTTTGTCTTCCTTCATCAACTTTATTTTCAATATAGTTTCTCAGTTCTTCCATCGTTCTTAAAAACTCCAATCTCAATCGGTGGAATTCCTCATCTTTAATTTCATCCCAATGACTATAACTTTCAAAACAATAGTCGAATCCTTCTTCATCCATTCTATATCTAACAGATTCCCAAAGTTCCAAATCATCTTCCTCTTGTTCCAAAGATACCAATCCCAAGAAACTTCTTAATTGTTCATCAGATGGTCTTGCATTCTCGTGTTCATTTGGAATGGTGTATGTTCTTCCGTAACTTGTTGTTAGAGGTTTTCCACCATTCATAATGTAGATGATACCTTTTGTGTTGGTCATCTCAATTATCTCGTGTTGGTCATCCACAATCACATATTCAGATTCATCAATTTTGTATGCTCTGAACGTATCACCCTCAAAATTTAGTAATCCTAAATGGGGTTTTCTGTTTTTATTCTCGTATTTCGCCATTTTTATTATTTATTTGGTTTATTAAATCTTCAACCATTTCATCAAACGGACATTTAATATTTATTTGTCCTTCAACGCAAGTATGTGAACACTCATTACAAGGTTTTAACTCAAATAACATTTTATCCATTTGCATGTTTTATTATTAACCTGTTTATTCTTCCTATTTTATTGAAACTATCCGCCCATTCTGCGTGGGTCTTTGGCTCACCAAATACTTCCAAATATATTTCTTTGGACAAAGGTAGTAATTTTGAGTAATATTTCCAACTATTAAAGTCGGGTAATTCAAAAGTTGTTTGAATTGGTTGGTTTATGTATGTCGTTATTTCCTTATCCATTGGTGTGTTGGTAATATAATTCTTCAACATCTCTGTTGAAATAAAATTCATTTTGATTGTCGGTGGTTTGAATCTCTTTGTAGTGTTCCTCCACCTTTATTAAATCGGTTGGGGTTATAATTCCAGTTGATGTTACCCCCATTTTGTAGTGTTCCTCCACCATATTGCTATTGTTGAAAATCCTGCAGTTGGTTGATGTTACCCCCATTTTGTAGTGTTCCTCCACCTGGGAAATCTGTATCTGCAAAAGTAGAATTGTTGATGTTACCCCCATTTTGTAGTGTTCCTCCACCCATATCTTTGTTATGTCCTTAATTTGTTGGTTATCCATACTAAAATAGTCTTCAAAAAACTTCCAAATTTCTCTATAACTCACATAAACATACCCATTTTTTTTATTGTGTTGCAAGATACATTTTCCATCTTTCATATGAAAAATATAATCAGGGTATTCTTTCATAATGAATGGAACCATATGACTATAATTCTCATTCAACCACTTAATACAAAGTTTTTCTAGTTTAGTCATTACTCTCTTCATAAATTTTATAATCAAAATACCAAGGACTTGGGTCACCCTCGTTTTCATTTTTAACAACTTCTTCGGCAGCCGCCTTAGCCTCCTCGTAACTATAATACGATTCCAAGAATTGACGAGAATCCGTATCAACAAATGGTTCTCGGTGACTATTTTTCCAAACTATAATATACATTACTCAACGATTTTATTCGATTCGTTATTATCAATCTCTTTCATCTTCCCAACCATCTTCTCTAATCCGGAAAACATTGTCTTTCTTTTTTCCTCATACATTTGTCTCATATCTTCTTGTCTTCCATCATCGATAAAAGTTTTACTAACTAAATTTTCAATAGTATTGTGTAATTTTTCTTTAATACTCATTGGTGAAGATTCAATTGGTATGAAGATAATTTTCACAACTTCGTACCTATCAAATTTCAAATTAAACTTAACCGACCGGGTATATTTTTCAATAACTTCCAACTCAACGTTTATATAAACCGTCGGGCCTAATTCGGTCCAAAACAATTTTCCGTCTTCTTGGGGATTCGGTAACTGAACTCGTATGTTTGAACCAATAACATTGTCCAACATAAAATCTATATATTTTTTAGTGATACTCATTTTTTCTTCTTTTGATTTTTAATAATATAATTAATACTTTCTCTCATCTTTTTATACTCGTCTGATTCCATATATTCTTTAGTAAAAAATTCCCGTTTCATTCTGAATTTTTCTTCACCCAAAAATGGGAAACCCCACATTGATGGTGTATTAGTAAAAACCAAGTTTTGTCCGTTGGCTTGTCTAACTTTATATTGAATCTTAAAATGATATGGAAATATCGTATGCCATTTTGGGTGAGTATAATTTTTCTTATCAAACGGATACATTATTAAAGATAAAATTGTAATCGTTAAAATTGATATTATCCACCCACCTAATAGTGCAATACCTAACCCTAATACTAATGCTTCCATTTTAATTTTCTTTTTGGTGTTGGTTCATAATATTCATTATCCCAATCAGGTTCTGTAGGTGGTGTATACACCGGATTATATTCCATACCAGTTTCATAGTTATTACTAAACCATAATTTATATCTTTCTTCGTAAGTCAATTCCTCACAACAATCTTCACCCCACTTTTGGTAGAACTCATCATCGGTTAATAATTTGTTGACAAATTCTTCTTGAGTTAAGGGTCTAAATCCGTATTGAAATGATGGGTTTGTGAAATGTTCGTAATACCCATCAAACTCAACTAAACATCCATCTAAATAACCTTTTATCCTATCAAATCCGTTTTTAACACCATCAATAACATAAACCAAATAATCCTTATACAATCTATCGTTTGTATTCATCGGAATGATATCAGGATTAGGTTCACCACCACGTAATTGATTTAGAATCTCTTGGTCAATTTCTTTTTGAACTTCTTTAAATATCTCGGAAGTTAATTCGTCGTGTTCTTTCTGTTTTTGAATTTCCCTTTCAAAAGTTTCCGGAGTTAATTGATGTAAAGAATCCATTTTGAAATGTTGAGTCGGTATGGTGAATACTTCATAACCATCTATTGGATTACCATTTATGGTAATACCATTTTTAATATATTCGTAAATTGTGTTATCCATTTTAATTATAATTTATTCATCCACAAAAAATATTCTGTGGTGTTTGAGGAACCTGTTGAGATGTCCACAAACTTGGTTCCCAATATTGTTCCGTTTGTTATATTGTTTGATAATATCGAACCACTCAAATTACCCCAAGGAGTTTCATACAAACTTAAATTATATCCGGAACCGGTTGGTGTTAAGTGATACGTAGTTTGATACCCGTTGTAAGTGTAAGTTGATGACGTTAAAAAGATTAACGTGTCGTTAGTACTCATAACCGTTCCCATCGGACCAACTCGGTAATAAAATATTCTCCAAGTTTGTCCAACCAAACTTTCGCCAGTAATAACACCACCATTCCCGGGTGGTATAATGATAATATCCCCTGTGTTATCTATAGGACCTTCGTGAACTTCAGGAACATAACACGATGTTAACACGAAGCATAATAATAAAATTAATTTTTTCATCTTACCCTAATTTTTTTTGTAATTCTTGCCAATAACCATCTTCGTTTTGATATCTCCGAACCACCTCAACTTCGTTAGGGAACCCCAATGATAGTTTTACTTGATTACCAATATCAGCACTCATTATGGTTTTAAATAAGTTTGTCATAAATGACCCTGATGTTCCTTTCATAAAGAACATAAATTCTAATTCTGTTTGTTCCATATTCTTAATTTATTAATTCATCAATATCTATGTTGTTATCGGATAAAACTTCGTAAATTCTGTCAAACACATCTTGAATTACATCAAATGAGTCATACTCAGTAGTATCATCCTCATACTTTCTTTCAACTTGTTTTTTTAAATTTCTTGTTATGTCAAATAATGCGGATGCCATATCCAAAGATTTAACCGCTCTCAAATGAGCCATTCTGTCATCCGGGTCGTTTAAGTTATACGATAATGTTGCTTTCATATTCTTTTTGTTTTTCAAATTGTTTTCTACCAATACATTTTGTTTCTTCTTTTGTATCCCACAGACCACCTCTTTTATCCGGAGGTATCATATGACAATTGTGGGACTTGTCGTGTTTCATTGAATGTCCGATAATCATATCGTTAAATTTATTTCTAACAACCCAAGGACATTCTTTACAGGATTTCTTACACATAATTTTAATATAAGTCTTCCGAAAATAATGTTGTTCTTAAATCTTTTGTTTGACCGGCGTCAAATGCTATTTGACCTCCTTCTTCTCTATCCACAAATCTATTTGTGTTTGTTAAGAATCCTTGTTCGTATTCTCCAACACCATCTTCCGCATTTGTAACACTTCGTAATCCGGTTAAACTACTCATCGTCCACATACATTGTCCGTGTCTATGTCCCAACACTACCAATCCTCTATCACAATTTTTTGGTAGGACACCATCAATTACTTTTTGCAAAGGTATATCTTTATACCAAATTGCCGCACACAATATGTATTCTTTTTTTTTCGTGATTTCGTTTAATTCAATCTCATTAATTTCTTCACCCATTGACAAGTGGTATTTTACGATTTCTTCTCTTTTGTTATCCATTTGTTATCTGAATTTAATATATATTCACCAATAAAGTCTTTTCCTCGACCCCATTCATTGGGTGCGATTAACGATAATGTTAATTCTCCTGCAAAGTTATATAAAAAATATGACTTTCCAACTATTGGTTCAAAAGAAATTTTAGATTCCCACACCATAATGGAAGTATTATACTCATCATATAGTTTTTCTATCCTTTCTCTTATCTCTTGTTGTTCTCTATTAAAGACATCCATCATCTTTTTTGATGACTGAGTTCTAAACAACGGAACATTTGGTAAATCAAAACCTTGACTACCGGCACTTGTTGGATACGACTTTAATTTTGCGTCGTAACCATTCTTCTCATTCCAAACAACTAAATCCGGTTTCTTCTCCATTTAATCAAATTTATCTATTACAACCTCAATACCGGTCATACGTCTAATATCCTCACTAATACTAAAACCATAACTATCACTTTTCCCAACAACCTCAACAAAAATTGCGGGGTTTATTTTATTATTGAATTCACCATCATCACCAATATCATATCTTTCAAGTAAAGAATAATTAACTATTTTAAGGTCCGGATACAAAGTGTGTAATATCTTCTCAAATTTTTTCTGTTCCATAATACCACAAGTATAATAAAAATATTTTTAATTAAAAGTTGTTGCAATAACATTTTTTATATATCTTTGTCCAATATTAATAATCTAAAACATTTAAAAAATGGGAAAACAAAGTTCAAAAGGGAAGTATGTTGTTAAAGTGGGTCTTCACGACATTTATGTGTTAGCAACGTCAAAACCGGATACAACAAAAAAACACGGATATTCGATGACGTTTGATTACCGAATCTACAAAAACGGAAAACTTATTGAAAAAGGATTAAAGTCCAAAGATGCTGCCGTTGCAAAAGCATTAACATTAGTACCAACCAAACAAAAAGCATAATGAATTACGGAAAAGAGTTTCAAAAGTTCGCGATGAGCGACAGAGGTATTTCAGGACTTAATTTGGATTACTACCAAAAACACATCGAGAGTGTTACTCCATACATTTTGGAAGAAAGAGAGATGAGAGCAACTCAACTTGATATTTTCTCCCGACTTATGATGGACAGAATTATTTGGGTTTCCGGACCGGTTGAGAGTCAGATGGCATCTATCATACAAGCTCAACTTATCTTCTTGGAAACCACAGATAAAAAAGATATCAGTATGTATCTTGACACTCCGGGAGGTTCCGTATTGTCAGGTCTTGGAATCCGAGATACTATGAACTACATCAAACCGGATGTTGCAACATTAAATGTTGGGATGTGTGCGTCTATGGGTTCCGTATTAGTATCGTCAGGAGCCAAAGGAAAAAGAAGTTCATTAATCTTCTCAAAAATTATGACACATATGGTATCTCACGGAACACAAGGAAATGTTCAGGACACTCGTATCAACCAATTGGAGGCGGAGAAGTATAACTATATGTTATTCAAAATCTTGGCGGAGAATTGTGGGAAAACATTTGACGAGATGTATGAGTCATCAAGAAATGACAAATGGTTCAACTCAGATGAGGCGAAAAAGTTTGGTTTAATTGATAACATCGTTGGATTAGAGACAAACAAATCTATGACAGAAATGATGGTTGGGTTTGATGAATTTTACTCTAAAGAAATCTTAAAACGATAATATGATAACAAGGATTTACGGAGCGTCCGATGATTTAATTGAGATTGACGGACAAATTATTGATGAGGTCGAGGCTTACTCATCCGAGAGAAAACCTATCAAGTTTAAAACTTCATTAGGGACTAAAGGAACTATTTTATATAATGGTGAATGGAAAATAACAATCACCGAAGAAGGTTCTGATTTTGTTAAAGTTATCCCATCTATTGGGGATGATTATGATGATAAACACACCGAGGAAAACACTAAAGATGTCCCATCATATAGTGATGTCTTAATTTTAGATGGTGATTTGGAATGGGTGAAAGTTAAAGGAGAAAAATTTAAATCTTAATAATAAAAAAACCCTCGACTATTGTTGGGGGTTTTTATCTTTTAATAGGGAATATAGTTTACTTAATTTCTTTGTCATTTTAAGACAAATGTTTCTTGTTTGATTAATTTCGTATCGGAAGAATCGTTCATAATCTTTACCAAACCTTGTTATCTTATCTAAGTATTTATCAAAATATCTTTGTTTAGCACCACTGAACCCAAACATTGCCTCAGCAAAGTTGTCAGCCAAAAAGTCCCTCATACCACTAGCTTTCCAATTTAATAATTGTTTAAAGAATTCTTTTAATGTTACGTCAACCATTTCTTCATCAGTCGCATCTTCCGGGTAATCAATATCATTATCATCAAAAGTTTGTTTAATTTGAGGAATAATATTTTTTAAATCTTCTCTCAACTTTTCATAAGTTAAATTTGCACCTGTTCTATAATTTTCATAAACCCTATGATTTGTTAAGAATTTGTAAAACTCCTCTTTAGTAATTCCACTTTCTTCTAAGGCGGCATATAACTCAGTCGCTCTAACTAAATTTTCAGTTGTGTGAGCAAAATACATATAACTTAAAAATTGATTTAGTGGTGGAATGTTTCCAAATCGTCTTCGAGAACCAATCTGATAATCAACTCTTTTATGTGTCTGAACTATTGGATTAACAGATTCATCATAAGCGTGTTTTAATTCGTGAGCCAAACTTGAAACCATAAGAGCTCGTTCTTTTTTGAATTCTTCAATTACTTCTTGAGTTGTTACATCAGTATCTGCCGCAAAACTAATTGACAACTCAACTTTATTTAAATCTGAATTTCTCTCATAGTTGAACTTGGCGTTCATTTTAACCTTACCGTGATGGGTCATACCTCGTAATAACACTCTTGGTAAATCTCCTTCGGTATTATGATAGTCGTTTATATTATCAACCTCAAAAGATACTTTTATTGTCTTAAACTTGTAATCATTAATTTGGAAGTCACCTTTAAATGTAATTGTTTTAGAAATAAAATAAGTTATATCTTCATTAGGTTTAATTCTTGATATTATTTTGTTAAATAATTGTTGGGCAACGGCAACGATGTTTGATGGAACTCCAACAGCTTCGTTTAAATTATTATATTGAGTTTCTTTGATTTTAATTTTCATATTGATAAATATCTGTTAAAATAAAAAACCCTCTGAATTAGAGGGAATTTGGGTCTTGATAATTTATATAATAAATTAATTCTAATAATATTAAATAATATTTAAAAACTAGGCTAGTAAACTAGGCTCTAGTAATTATAAATATCTATAAAAATGCAAAATTCAAATTATCTTCGACGACCTCCCCTAACATTAAAATATGGTGCGGAAAATCTTTGTGGATAAACATAAACCGGAGTCACTACCGGATAATAAGTGTATGGGGTGTAATAATGATACACACGTCTTGGAATTGGTCTTGGCTCAGGTCTTTGACGAACACCATAAGAATACACAACAGCCTGATAACCTTCACAAGAAGTTAATAAGACCAACATTAAAAGTAATAATTTTTTTTTCATAATTTCCATTAAATATCAAATTTTATACCATTTATGTCATTTTTTTCCACTAAAAAAGGTGTTTTGTCAAATATTTTCCACTATTCTATGGTTTTTATGGGTTTTTTGAAGTGTTTCATAAACCAATCTTTAAATGGTTGATGCCATATGTCTCCGAAATATCCGTTCAAAGTATTAAAAGTGTCTATATCGTTAAAACTTAATATCGGTGATTGTTCAACCCATTTATCAATTATTTCTTTATTATGATGGTTCATTTCATCACTATACCAATAATCCTCACCATACCACATAAATAAATCTTCATCATCTTCAAAATCACCCTGATAGAACGACATAGCATAATCCACCTCATTACCCCAATCATCAATACCATATGTCCAATGAATATTATTGATGTCGTAAGTTTCGTTCAGGTAATCAATAACCGCCTGATATAATTTACTCTCAGTTATTATTATTTTCATTGTTTAATCCCTCCAATTACTCTATCAGTTTCTTGTTTATAGGTTTCATTAAACCATTTTAAAAGTAGTTCATCAACATTACCAAAATAACTATTTATTTCGTTATATAATTTTCTATCAACATATAATCTAACACCGGGATATGCGGGTCTTGTATTACCACCTTTTTCCCAAACAACTGGCCCACCACTAACAACGTGAAATAAAACTTCCTTACTTTGTGGGTTAAAATATTTATAACCCCTACCAAAAGACATACTTTTAGTTGGTCTTTTTTTTAATTTACCAATATTAGGAGATAAGTCTTCAATAAACTGATGGACAATATGTTTTTGTTGTTGTTCTGTGATTATAACTTTCATATCAATAAATATCTCATAACAATATATTATCAATAACTTTACCGATTTCTTTATACACCGGACAATCACAATGGGGGTCACCTTTTCCAATTGGTGGTCCAATTATTGTTCCACCTAATTCTTCATATCGTTTGTAGTATTTCTTAACCTTATCATAACCGGTGTGTTTAAGTTCACCCCAACCCCAAGAACCTTGGATGACATAAATCTTAGCATTGGGAAATGTGACCCTCAGTGACTTAAATAATTTTTCAATACCATTATCGACATATAAGTCGTTGGTTCCAATACACAAAAAAACATTTTTAACATTGGTTGAAACTTTACGTCTCTGAACCATTTTTATAAGGTCTGTAACCACAATCCCTTTTTTCCATAGTCCAACAACCCTTTCCACTTTTTTTGAGTTCATATCAACGTATGCCGTTTGAGAATCCCCAATAACAATATTTGTTGGAAGTTGGGAATACCCAACCAAACAAAACAATAAACAAATAATAAATTTCATATTCTTATTAAATTAAAAAACCCCCGTTTAATTGGGGGTTAAAATTATTTAGATGAAACTAAATAATATGTGGTTCCTTCGCGTTTAATATACACGTTTCTTGGATTATCAACACTTGGATGGGTATTCCAAACTTCGGTCAAACCCGTTTCACCCTCCATAGGTTTCATAACACATTTTTTGTCTGCGAACTTGATAGTTCTTGTGATTTTAACTTCTTCCATAGGAAATTATAAACAAAAATTATTTACCAATCAATAGTTTGTTGGTTTTGTTATTGGACGACCGCCTTTACCATCCAAATACTTAATCACACAATTCTCACCATTAATAATAGAACAATAACCAAACAATCCATTTACAAAATCTTCCATAACCAACGCATCTTTACCGGGAATTCTTAACATAACTCTAAAAGTTGTTGGGTCAACATAAGCTAAATTAACATTTTTAAGAATGATTTCAAAATTTTTGTCTTTGTTATACCGAACAATAACCTTTAACTCAGGATATAACATCTTTAAAACTTTTCTTATTGCAATCAATTTCTTCATTTAAAAAATATAAAGTATAAATTGATAATAAGAAACCCCACCGATTAGGGAGGGGTTATTTTTTACAATTCAGATTTTAATCTTGAAAGGATTTCGTTGTTTTTATTCATTATTTTTAACTTCTTAACAACATTTACTCTGTTTTTTTTAGGTTTCCCTATTTTTTTTGATTTAGACATAATAATGATTTACTAATAAGTATTTTGTTTTCTATTTTTAAAATGTAATCCCGCCTTACCAAAGGTAACGGAGGTTAAATCAATACCCATATATTTTAAATCATCTTCCATTTCAGGTTTAAACGCCCAACTTAATGGGTATTTCAACGCTCTTTCATCCTTAAAATATTTTTCTTTGTATTTGTCACACACGTTCCACGGAACCGGAACCTCGGAATCTACCACAACAATATAATCGTAATTATTTCTCCAACTATCGTCAAAATCCCAACGCTCCTCACCATTAAATAAATCAACAATATGAACACTGAAGTTATACTTCGTGTCAGAACAAGTCATTTCATTTATTTTTTTATTACCAAATGTATTCATATACTTGGTAATCATTTTGGGAACTATTTCGTCTTCTATATTCATAAACATAAATATAATGAAAAATAATTTAATTTTACCACATTTTACAAGTCCAATAACAAATTTCGTAATATTTATAATAAAGGACTATTATGATAATTTACAAATCGACAAACAAGATTACCGGAAAAATATATATTGGACAGACAACTAAAAATTTAGAACAAAGAATTAAAGGACATATAAAAGAATCTAAAATAGATAAAAACCGACCATTTTTGTTATCAATAAATAAATATGGTGAGGATAATTTTATATTTGAAACAATTGATTCTGCAGATAATTTAGATGAGTTAAACGATAAAGAAATATATTGGATAGATTTTTATAATTCAGTATCACCAAATGGTTATAATGTTACTGGTGGGGGTCAAGGTAAAAAAATGAAAACAACAAAAGAGTTAAGTAGAATAATCTCAGAAGGATTAAAAAATTCTGAAAAATGGCAAAAAACTAAAAATAGTGAAGAATATAAAATAAAAATGGAAAAATCTTTTATTGGGTGGTTTAGAGGTAAAAAATTTAGTCAGAAACATAAAGAAAAAATTTGGGAAAAAAATAAAGACAGAATATTAGAATTTAATAAATCCACATCTAAAAAATGGATTGTTGTTGATAAAGAAAATAATATTATTCGTATTACCGGTAAAGAAGAATATTTTGAAAAATTAGGTATGGATACTGGTGATATATCAAGAATGAGTAAAACATTAAGTCAAGGTAAAAATAGAAAAAGATATAACGGATATTATTGTTTTATTGATAATGGAGAATCTGATGAAACAATATTAAAAATAGTTTCAAAATTAGATGAGTTTTATAATAAAGAATATAAAATTTATAACAGAATTACCCAAGAAACAAAAATATTAAAAAAAGATGAGGTCTATTCTTTCTGTATGACAGAGAATTATGACTACTCATCTTTTTTAAGAATGATTAAAAAACAATTTAAGTCCTATAAGAATTGGGTTATATGATTTTTACTACCACGCTCTACAACTCCAGTATCTGCTTTTGTACTTCGGCCCCGGATTATCACAATTATGTCTTGCTCTAAAAGATTTACGGTGTTTAGGACTATATGCCTTTATTCTCATATTAGGGTCTCCAAAATTTACCTTAACAACATTTCCTTTTTCGTTTTTAACATATACCGAGCGTTTTTTAGGTCCGTCAGGTGTTAAAAATGGTTTATTAAGGGTTACTTTTCTTCCCTGATATTCCGCCTCAGTCAATAAGTCACCAACAACAAAGTTGGTCTCCTCAACTGAACCATAAAAACTATCATCCAAATTGTTGAATAGTTTGTCGTACTGTGATTCTGTAATTATTATTTTCATAATTTTTAATTTATTTTATCTAAACTACTTTTTACACCATTTATTATTACATTAGGTGGTAATGGAAATTGATTTGAACTTATCTTAATATTTGGGTCAGTGATTTTTGAAGACAAATCATTTAAAGCATCAAATAGGTATTTTGAAATGTCATCACCTTGACCCTCAGTTACAGAATTTGCAGCATTAACACCCGTATTTATATCTAACAATTTTAAATCAACTCTTAAACTACCAAACATACTAAAATAAGTTCCCACTATCATATGTGTGGCATTTGGAGATAATCTTGATTTAATATTTGGAACATTCGCTAAGTAATCTGATAAAGAACCATATGTTTTATTCTGTGTAGCCCCTGATGTCGCCCCTGATGTTGCAGGTGGATTTACTTGCTCAGATAACATTCTTTTTTCCAATCTTAAATTTGCTTCTTGGATGTGTCTAATTTTACTAAAACTTCTATTCATAATTTATTTCTTTTTGTAACTTGTCATTGTTGGTTTATTTCCGGTTCCCACTTTTGGGTCTTTCTTTTCAGCTCTTCTTTTTTGTTGGGTCATTGCTTTTTTCTCATCCTTGTCATATGATGATGCAACCTTTGGTGTTTCTTTTGAAACCTTTTTTGATGGACGACATTTTGGATACGCCTTTCCGTCGGCATCCTTTCTTCCACAAGGTGGATGTTTCCCGTCAACTTTTTTGCTTACATCAACCCACTTCTCCTTAAACCATCTTCTCAAATCTTCATTAACATTTTCGTTCTTTGGTTTAATTCCTTTCTTCTTCATATTGATGGCGATTGCCGCTTGTTGAGCCGGACTCGACGCTTCGTTGGTTTCAATAGATTCGTTAGATAATTTCTTTTTCTTTTTTCTCCAACCACCACCTTTTGATTTATACCACTTAGCTGCCCATCCATTTGCATAAGCACTTGGGTAAACTTTAAATTTAGATTTGGCTGCGGATTTGGCTCTTGACCATAATGACGGATTGGTTGGTTGGTTTTCACCTTCATTTAATTGATTATCATCCGAACATCTCTCTAAATAATAATCATAAATATATTCTTCAAATTCATTTTCTAATGTTTCTAAAAACTCTCCTTTATCCATTCCTTGAAAATCATCAACGTCATCGTAATAAATACCGGCTTCATAAATAACACCATTCATAAAATGTGTAATCCCCGCATAATCACACGTATACATATTTTCCATTAAGTTATCAAGGAATATTTGAATACCACTTAATCGTCTTCTAACTGAAGAATCCATCTCCAATAACTTGTATTGTCTTTCTGTAATTATTAATTTCATATTAAAAATTGTTGTATAATTTAATTGGGTCAATTCCGTAAGTTCTCTTTAACCATCTCTTAACTAATTGTTCCGATTCAAATTCATCACCAGTGAACATTCTAATACTATTCACCATTTCCCAATCAATAAATGCCGATTGACTATGTTTATTATAAAAAAATACAATATCATCTTTTGTTGGTGATTTTCCCGTATCTTTCACAAAAAAAATAAGTTCAGGTCTGTTTTTACTCACAAAATGAATTAATCCACCATATTCATCCGACAAATGTTTATCAATAAGTCGTTCCCTTTTATTTTCCGTGATTAAAAACTTCATATAAATAAATATCCCCCAATCTAATTAAAGATGGGGGAATTTTTTTATTATATTTCTTCTCCGAAGATATCGTCCGTCCAATTCTCAGGAACAAGAATAATTATATGTCCTTGTCTAACTTCTATTAATGATTCCGGAACCACACCATCAAGTCTTTCTAATATCTCAGGGTTTTCTCTGAAGACAACTCTCAACTTTCCATCGGGAGCGGTGTCCACAACCTTGTGGTTAAACCCATCCATAATTTCCTTGAATCTATCTAGTTCACCAAAATCTTCAGATTCTTCATCCTCAATATCAATATCACCACCCAAAAATCTATCAGGGACATTACTCTGCCCACCACTTTTAAGGTATTTAATTTCCTCATCGGTCATACCTTCAAGTCCAACCTCATTATATAAATCCAAAATGATGTCGTAGTATTCAGAATCAAATTGTTCATTGATGATTCTCATTACAATTCTTCTCAAATCAGATTCCGTTAGTTTTATAATTTTCTTTTTCATTTTAATTGTTTAATATAAATATATCAATTATGAGCATTGTTTATCGTAAAGTTCTTGGAGGTAGTCAGCAAAATTATCCGCCATAAAGTAATATAAATCGTCTTTAGTTTTAACCTCCACCTTACCACCATTTTCATAATAGTAATCATCAATTAAATCATTAACTAATAAATCACACATCTCACCAATAAAATCACCTAATGTACTATAATCACAAGGATTATAATTCTCCATAATGAAATCTAAATGACCTTTAATTTCATCGTAGTTAAATCTTCTACGAAGTGCTGCCGGAATATTCTCCATCAATAAATCGTTCTGCCTCTCAGTAATTATTATTTTCATTTAGATATATTTTGTTTATATAAATTTTTGCATTAGGAATCCATTGCTCAATAACATATTCAATCATAGGTAAAATTATTTCAAAATCTTCTCTATCTGTGTTTAAATAAAGATTGACATTAACACTAATACCATCAGTTGTTTTTATTTCATCAACAACTATATTTTCAACCGATGAAACCTCATCTATCTCATCCATCTCACCTAAACCCCACTCATCATCGGCCATTTGACGCAAGTTATTTAACTCATCATCAAGAATTTCTTGGACAAAGATTTTTAGTTGTTCAATTTTATTTTCTGTAATTATTATTTTCATTGGTTAAAATAATTATCAATTATTTGTTGTAGGGAAATACCAAACTCCTTTAAGTTTTCCTTAGTCATACCCAAAGGTCCCAAACCAAGTAAATTAAAAAAATCACGTTCACTATATATGGTTCTACGACCATCCCTTTCCATTGACACCCAACCTGGTGAAATAAACCATCCTTTATCACCCTGATTTTGAATAATAAATGGTGTCCCTTCAACCGATAATTCATATATCGGTCCATAGGTTTTAATTAAATGTTCATAAGTCCCTCTATCATTATAAAATACTTCCTTAACCTCATCTTCTAATTTATTCCAACGTCCAAGCTCCTCAATATGTTCGGGAAAATTATCCGGTAACATACTAATTATTAATTCCTTTAACCTATTTTCTGTAATTATTATTCTCATTCTTCAACAAATTCATCAATTATTGTTCTCAAACTAATACCCAAAGATTCAATTCCAAGTATTTTTAAAAAGTCATAATAATCTATTTCATATCCATCACTTGTGTTCGCAATAAACCATAATTGACCTTTTTGATTTTGAACCAAATAATCACCCTTTTTAGTAAAAAATCTATACATTGGACCATAATGGTTAAGATAATGAACAAACATTTGCTTATAATCACTAAAAACCGCATATTTTTCAGAACTATCTAAATCATACCAACTTGTAATCATCTCAATACGGTCAGATAAATTATACCCAATCAATTTATTAACCATATTCTTAAACTTATTCTCTGTAATAATTAATTTCATAACTATTTAATCAAACCACGTTCTTTGGCTTCTCTAGCACCACGAATTTCGTTACTTGGAATTGGTAACGTTCTTGGTTTAATTTTGTTAATTGCATTATTAAACCCACGACGATAATCCTCATAATCTTTTTCAGTTGGAGTTACTTCCTTAACACCTGAAATAGTTCTTTTAGCCGTTTTAATAAATCTGAAATCAGGTTCTTCAGTTGTTCCGGATGTTGTTGGAGGTACAGGTTGTTCATACAATCCAATAATGTGTTTTTTTTCTTCTTCAGAAATTATAAATTTTCTCATAACATCATTTTAATATAAATATCCCCCAACTCCAAAAGGGGCGGGGGTTTTGAAATTGAGTGAAACGAGTTCGGGTTATTTTTCGGTCACACCAAAAACCTCAAAGAATTTATCCTCATTTGTTTTTTCAGGGGGGAATATAAATGACTGAACGTGAAAGGAAACGAAGTCCATTCCATCATAAGTCATTTTAAAATAGTCGGTAAGTTCATCACCATATTCTTTCTTGGATTTTTTCATACCATTTGTTTCATCAAAATATAAATCAACCCCAACCAAATAGTTATATACCGGATTAAATGTCATAGGGTCATACATTTTATTATCTCGATACCCAACGGACACAATGTCCTTAATTTCCGGACACATCTTTAAGACAACATCCTTAAATCTTTCGGGAATAACAATTGGTTTAGCATACGGGTTTCCGTTAAAATCAGGTTCCTTTTGACCAATCCGAATCACATTACCACCGTATGTGTTATTCATATAAAAGTCGGCAAGGTTTACTACATCATCTTCTGTTTCCATAAAATTATTTTTTAAAAAAAGATAATCATATTATTTTATAAAGTCAAAAAAAAAAACCCACTCGTTAAAGTGGGTGTTATGAATTAAAATTTTGTATGATGTTTTCTCATTTCAGAATCAAGTAATGATTGAATGTCTTTAAGTCTTCTTGTATGAATTGGGTTATCATTCGCAATTGACAACAAAAATTTAATATCACTAGCTCTCATCGGAATCATCGAACCACCTTGTTCAAATTCCCTATTTTTTTTAGTAGCATCTGTGGCTCTTCTCAAGGCATAGTCAATATAATCATCATCCATATTATCAATATTACTAAGTTTAGGTAACCCTGAATCATCAAACGGAGCTTCACTAATTATTCTTCTAACCAAACGATTCAAATCGTTCTCACTTAATCTTACAACTTTTTTCATTTTTATTTTTTTATTTAACGTTAAATTTATTTATATATAAATATATCAACATCACAAAAAAAAAAAGGTTAACATTTTTCTCTACCGGCAAAATAAAACTCGGTACATTCAACATAAAACATATCGGTTAACGTGGCTTGAAATTCTTTATAATCAAAATTCTCCTCCTCATAATAATAGGGGTGAAGAGAATCCATAAACACGGAGAAAAAATAATATTCAAAATCCTCATAGGTATCACGACGACAGATACCATCCCGGGTATATTCCATCGTAAGTTTCAACTCCTGTTTAACCAAATCATAGTTACGTCTTAACCAAAGTTTGGAATTAAACATTCTATCATACTGTTCTTCTGTTATAATAATTTTCATATTAAATAAATATCCCCCAACTTAAAAAGAGGGGGGATAATTTATAATCTCCATAAGTCCATCAACCTTTATTCCAACCTCATCACCCTCAAGTAATAAATGTTTTTTCTTTGACGTTACAAAATCTCTTTTAAGTTTAAGTTTAAATAAACCCATTATTATTTCTTTTTAAATTGTTCAAACCATTCTAAAAACTCATCATCAATAGCTTGTACACCATCTTCTATAAGTTGTTCGTCTGTTGTTAGGATGATTTTTTTAGGATTAGCAAATTGAACGTGAGATAATTTATAACTTCTTTTTAATGAATTATTACTATCTGTAAACCAATCTCCTTCTTTAATTTCTGAATCATTAGTGATGTAGATGTTTCTACCCTCTACAATAGAATTAATCTCTCTACTTATTTGAGGATTTGTTGATAGGAATAATTTACCGTCAAAATGTAACCTACCTGGTTTATCTGTTGGTAATACGTGTATGTTTTTCATATCTTCTTTATATCCCGCTTTGGCGTATCTTTCTTCAGCAGTAGGATAATATTGTTCACTAACCAATGGTTTTGAATCACCAAGTTTTGAATTTAATAATTTAGAGAAATTCTCAGTTATAACATTCATTCCCCCTGTGTGTTGTTCAAGGATTGAGTTTTTTTCCTCATTCGACAAATTGTTTAATAGATGTTTCATAATTTCTTTTTATTATAAATATCCCCCAACTCCGAAATAAAAGGGGCGGGGGGATTTGAATTCGACCGAAGGGAGTCCGGTTCCGGAGAGACAACAAAAAACCCCCAACTAATTAAAGCGGGGGGATTAATTATTCTTTAATAAAATATTTCACATTACCAAGATATTCTTCACGAATAATTCTATCACATCTTTCAGAATCTTCATTATAAAAATCATTAATGAAATTTACGTCAACTTCTTTATTACTATTCTTTATATTATTTATAAATTCTTTAATTAAATCCTCAATAGTATCTTGTGGAACACTCCCCTTTATATGGTCACCAATTTTATCACTAATATCCATCCAAGTGTCAAATCCATAATAACAATGAACCGCAGACCAAACCTCCCAATCTTTTTGTTCTTCAGGTGTTCTACCATACATCCCCCCTTTTTTATTTTTTCTTTTAAAAAATTCCTCAACAATAGAACTATGAACCAATGTTGTTCTACCTTCTTTCTTAACTTTTTCAGAATCAGTTATTTGTTTTAGTTTTTTGTAATAAGTCACATCACTTATATCAAATATTGACATAATTTCTTTTTTATTATACCATTCTCCTTTTAGTTCCATATTCGTTTTAATTTTATTGAAATAATCATACTAATAAAATAATATTAAATCAATCTTTTTATAAAAAAAAATCCAAAAAATTTTTTTTAACTATTTGACATATCCGGAAATTTTCCGGTTAATCCATAGTAATTTCCGGATATAAAAAACCCCCAACTAATTAAAGCGGGGGTATATCAATATTACTTACTTAGATATTCTTCAAACTCTCTCTGTATATCTTCTCTACTCTCCATTGAAGTGGGGATTAAAAATATATTTCTCATAACTAATCCTCCGCTAAATAATTACCCACACAGTAAATCTCAAAAAACAAAAACAATACTCTACCAACCCAAGATGTAAACACCCACCAATTAAGTGGATTCAAATCCCAAGCAATAAAACTACCTATCAAATAAAATATCAAATGAATTGATATCAAC